ATATTTTACTCATCAATCTTTTAAAACTAATAAATTTTGGCATTATACATTAGTCTTCTTATCAACATTATCCGGTGCTGGTCCTATACCTGTTTGGGTTTCTTCACATACCACTCATCATAAATTTAGTGACAAAGATGGAGATCCTCATTCTCCAAAAATTTACGGAAGAATAGGCGCATTTTTTGTAGGTTGGTTTATTTGGCCTACACCAAAAGATAAAAAATTACAAGAATTAAGTTACGGTTTATTGTACAAACGTTCTAAATTAATGAAATTTACTACTGATTACTATATCTTAATAAATGTTTGTGTGTTACTTGGTTTGTTCTTCATTTCACCAATTTTATTTTCATTGTATTGTTTTCATTGTATACTGGTATTAACTCAATCTTCAATAGTTAATACTTGGGGACATTGGTACGGTGAGGTACAAGATTGGGATAAGGCAAAATATTTACTATGCTGGTTTGACTTACTATATCACGGTAGTCATCATAAAACTCCGTATAGATACAGGTTTGGAACCGTTGACCCTAGTGCCACTGTTATCGAACTTATAAAGTCTAATTAATAACCTATGTTAGCGCCCAATGTATAACAATTTTGTAAATACAGTATGTTGAGAAACGACCTTAAAGAAGAATACAGAATATTCTATATGGTTAAAGGCCACCTCGACGCATCACCCAACACAGTCATAAGTAGTTACAATAGTTATTTTAATCGTCTATGGCGTGACGGCGCAGATGGTGCACCTCTTTATGAATATGATGAGAACTTTGAACAAGAGTGGAGAAAACGGTATGAACAAGATACAATTACTAACTGACGATGAACTTATGTTTATGGAAAAAATGTTAGGCGAAGCCCTGTCAAAAGAAATGGAACAAGATAAGACTTGGCAAAACAAGAATGGATATTCTAGACCGTTTCAAAAACAGCGCAAAATATTAAACTGTCTTAATGCAGTAAAATCTCAGCGTCAACTTCAAAAAATTAAATCTACTAAATGGTAACTTGTCTGTTGACACAAGCTTAAATCTATGTTATAAATAGACTGTAGACGTTGAAGCAACGTGAACGCATACTGGACCCGGGGGCAGTACCCGGCAGCTCCACCATAATTACTTTGTAGCGTAAAAACTACAAATTTACGGCATAGAGTAATTATGATGGGGCTGAACTAGGATCGACAGGTGTGAAAGTGAAGTGGAGTTTACCGGATGACTGCGTTATTGGTCAACATTCACAATTGCAAATGACAATCGTGCGCCAGCAATGGCAATTGCAGCCTAATTAGGTATGCGGGGTATGGGTTCCACCTAGCAACAGAACGGGCCTCATTCCAAAACAAGGGAGAATTGTATGATAGGAATTTTTAAAAACATTGATAGAAGTATGTTGCTCAAACTAGTGTTATTACACGTAGTTGTTATCACAGTAAGTAATGCACTAGTTGCTATTCCAGTAGAAATAGCTGGTATCAAATTAACTTGGGCAGCATTTACGTTCCCATTAGTTGTTTTAGCAACTGACTTAACAGTTAGAATGTTAGGTAAGAATATTGCTCGAGCAACAATTGCAGCGGCATATCCGTTGGCAATCATCGGAAGCATTGCAGTTGTAATGCTTGAAGGCGCACCACAATCAGTGGCACTGCGTATTGGTTTTGCAAGTGCAACAGCCTATGCTATTGGAACAATGTTAGACGTTTATGTCTTCCAGTATTTGCGTGAAAAGTATAAGGCTTGGTGGTTAGCACCAGCTGTATCAACAGTAGCAGCCAATATTATTGATAGTTACACTTTCTTTTGGGTGGCATTCAACAACTCAGCAGATGAGTATATGGCAGCAAACTGGATGGAGATTGCAGGATCACAAACAGTACTGAAGATTGGCGTAGGGTTGGTTATTTTCTTACCAGCATACGGATTACTACTAAAGTATATTAATGGACGACTTTCAGAAGATAGTAAATAAATTAAATAAGAAAACAAATAGCCGTCTCTATAATCTAGGGTCGGCTATTCTTTTATAAAAAGGACATTTAATGAAATATGTAATTGACATCGACGGAACTATATGCAAGGAAGTAATCATTCCAGACAGCGGCGGCAAGAAGGATTATGCAAATCATATCCCAATGCCAGAACGCATTGCACGAGTAAATGCATTGTACGATGCAGGTCATACAATTAAATATATGACAGCACGAGGCTGCGTAAGTGGTGTAGATTATTTTAACTTAACAAACAATCAATTAGTTGAATGGGGTGCTAAATTTCACGAACTCAGCGTAGGCAAAAAAGAGAACTACGATGTATGGATTGACGACAAGGCATTTTGGAGTGAAAACTTCTTCCGTGAAACAGGAGAGTCATATGAGTGATCGCAGATTTATTGCAGCAATGGATCACAGTGGTGGTTCGACAGGTGGCGTACTAGAACGCTACGGACGTGAGTACACAGAAGACAACAAAATGGAACGTGTACACGAAATGCGTATGCGTATGGTTAACTCACCTGACTTCAACGATTCAAACATCTGGGCAGCAATCCTCTACCAGGACACAGTCACACGTGGTATGGTTAACGTTTTGGATGAAAAAGGTATTGACACGTTCCTAAAGATTGACAGTGGATGTGATGCTGACGGAACACTCAAACAGTTTCCAGTAAAGCAGATGTTGGAGTTTGCTACAAACGGTATTGGTCCTAAGATTTATGGTACAAAGATGCGCAGTATTGTACACGGTGAGGGAATGGTACATCCTGTACTCAAGCAACAGTTTACACTAGCTCGTACTATTTTTGATTACGGACTTGTACCTATTATTGAACCAGAAGTACCTATCAATCATCCAATCAAAGAACAAGTTGAAGATACTCTTATGTATCAATTATATGAATTTTTGGACGAGTTTCCAGGCAAGTGCATCCTCAAACTAACACCACCCGAAGTACCCAACTTGTATCATAATCTTACAGTGTTTGATAATGTTGAAAAGGTTGTATTTCTAAGTGGTGGATATAGTACAGCAGAAGCGTGTCAAAGGTTATCAATAAACAAAGGTATTACAGCAAGTTTTTCAAGAGCATTATCCGAAGGCTTATATTATGATTTGACAGACGAAGCATTTAATGCTAAAATAAGTACGAATATTAAAATGATTACAGGAGCCAGCATTGCCACATAGAACAAATGCAAGACTATTTGAAGCAGGAGACTTTATATCACACGCAGGTTTGCCATTGAGTTGGAAACTAGAATGTGATGCAATACATCCAGATGAATGGCGAGCCATAGCAAGAATGGTTATGGAATACCAAGATAGACCTTTTTACAAAGCAGTAGGTATACCAAGAGGTGGATTACCATTTGCAGAAGCAATGCAAGAATATGCAAGTGGCGATCCTAATGATCAGATTATGATCTGTGATGATGTGTTTACCACAGGCACAAGTATGAAAGAGTTTATAGCGCAAGAATATCCAGACTGGTCTGCTGCTCAAGGATTTCGTTGGGTAGTATTTGCTAGACAACCTTGTAAAGAGCATCCTCATCACGTTAGAGCATTATTTACAATGCCAAAGAAATCAGACAGAAAATGATGCAAGTAGAAAGTTTAAACGGTGTAGCTACACAAATTAATAATGTTGACATTACAAATTTAAGTGATAGTGATGCTGATAAAATAAAAAATATCTTACGCAAAGACTTAATAGTTGTATTAAAGCATCAAGAAAGATTACCATATTGGTTTGTTAATTTTGTGGAACGTATAGGCACAGTTGCTAACTACAGACAAATGATTTATACAAAAGAAGGGGAGTTTTATATTGGTAAGACTCCTCCTAACACTGACAAATGGGATAAAGACAAAGAACTATATCCTATACAAAGAACGACAGGTAAAAAAAATAAAAAAGGTATTACAACTGGTATATTCAGCAGTGGTATTTTAGATTGGCACGCCAACTTAAACGGATTGGATCGTGCTGATGGTGTAGCACTACAAGGTTACGAAGGTTGTGAAAATACTAGCACAAGTTATTTGAATACAAATCTAGCATACAATGATTTAGATGATGACTTTAAAAAAGAATTAGAAGGTGTGCATTGTGAATATAGCTATACACCAGAGGTTTGGGCAAAAGGACTAAACGAAACACAGTACAAAATGATGAAAAAGGACGGCGAAGATGGTCCTTATAAAATGTGGTTGCTCCAACAAAACATCGCAGGTGTCAAAGGCATTTACTTTTACACTAACAATAAATGTAAAATAATTACACAAGACGAAACACTGTTTCAACGTTTATATGATCATATGTTCCAAGACAAATACATTTATCAGCATTGGTACGAACCAGGAGATATTGTGTTAATGGATCAATTATTAACTTTACATAAGCGTGATCAAAACGATCCAGAAATACTTGCTGAACGTGTGTTACATAGAATTACATTTAGAATTAGTAATTACAATAATTTTATACAGGAAAAAAATACTATATAGTGCTACACTTTTACACACCCTAGCAGGGTTGACTTTATGGTCAAACCCTGCTATATATAGTACATACACACAGGAGACTTAAATGAATAAACCAAGTAAACCCATTGGTTGGGCAACAACTATTTCATCACTAATTACTATGCCACGCGAGATGTGGGACAGCGTTATGACAGTAGAAAAGTCACCACTACGCAACTTAGACCCTATGGTAGGTCATATGATCTTTCAATGTCTATTCTTTATTTGGAGTGGTATCTTTGCTGTAATGGTAGGAAGTTATTTGGCTTTTGGTATTAGTGCAGCCTTCCACATATTGCTCATCAGCGGTATCACAATCACAGTTGTGACATTCCGTCAAGCAGAAAACAATCCAGCGTCACTAAACAACATTATGAAGTCTGGTCGTAAGTACAACGGCCGTGCAGCGGGAGGCGAACACGAATGAGTGAACAAACACAATATTGCACAACCAAAGGATTAGGCTGGGCTTTCTTAGTTATATTCTTTGTTATTGCTGTTTTACCCGTATTAATGCTTATGATGATGGTTGGATTAGAAGATTACGGCCGTTATTGTAATTTAAATATTTTACCTTGCTTTGGACTGAACAAATGAATTATACCATTTTAAATAGACAATCTGGAGAAACATTCTCTATGAAGTTTACAAGTAAAACTCACCTAGCTGAGTGGCTTGCAGAAACAGGTTGGGACTGTTTGGGTATAACCGAACATTATCTGCCAACACGTCACGAACGTATGAAAAACAAAGAGGAGTTTGCTGGATGGGGGAGCTAGATCCGCGACCAGTTGCTCAAGCTACATCGGAGCAAACTTTTGGCGAGTTTATGAAATGGACCAAATGGACAGTGTATGGAGCACTTGCTTTTTTCCTAGCAGTAACCAGTTGTAACTTTGGTGTAGAAACAGGCGAAGCTAAAACAGGTTCGCAATATGATGGGAGTGTATATGCTCCTACTAACTTAAATGGGTGTAAAAATTTCAAATGTCCTTAAAAACTATTACAAGTAAAATACCAGAATTTTGTATGACACATTGGCTCATACGTATACCAATCATTGTTGTTTTCTTACAGCAAGGATTAGACAAATGGCCTATTGATGTTGATACAGCAGAATCCTTTGGACTAACATTGTTGGTTTGGACTTTTGTTGTACTTGGTGAAATAGGTGGAGCAATAGGTATATTAATCGGCGGATTGCTAGGTTATGTGAAAAAGACCAAAGAAATTGGTGATTTAATTACACGCTTCAGCGGTATTACCATTGCAAGTATTATGACAGGAGTTATTTGGATAGGAGAACCAGCAAGTTTTTGGGACGTTTTACTGTATGATAACTTACACGTATTGTTATGGGTAGGTGGTATGTACTTTGCCCTAAGAGGTAATAGAACTTGAGCGGACAAAGACGCTTTTTAAAAATGTGGGCAAGGACAGTAGGAATGCCAATAGGCCTTGATGACGATGACAAGCCAGAGTTCTTACCCATAACACAAACAGATGTAAGGCGTGCATTAGCATTTAGAACATTTTGGATTGTCTTACACATATTAACTTGTTGCTTTATTATAGCAGGCAATGCTAAAACATTAGGAGTTTGGTAATGATTGAAATTATAGGATATTTTTCAGATAGTACTGTTAGACGTGTATTTAATTGTGTTTTGGATGCAATTGAGTACAGAGATGAATTAGACGCACAATATGTAAAGGTTGAATGGAACAGTTTATGAAATTTTTAATTATCGTTACAATGGCATTAGCAGACCCTTTTATAATTCCAATACTAGAATTTAATTCCAAAGAAGAATGTGTGGAGTATGTTATGAATCCCGATAACAGTGATAGACTGGCAGTAGAAGTTATAGCAAAAGCAGGCTTCAATGACTCAATAACATCTGTTCTATGCTTACCAGAAAATCAAAACGTGGTAGAGGTACCCGATGAAGCCTAATATTAAATTTACTCTTTCAGTAAGAGATATTGAAATTATAGAGCAAGCACTTAGAGCCAAGGCAGGACGCAGGGGAATGGCAATTGCTAACGGCGAAACAAGTGATATGCTCAAAAAAGAAATGCACGAGATACAAGAATTACTCGGCAGACTACACGACCAAAAAATTTGGTACAAACCAAAAAATAAATTTGTACCGGGCGGATAATTATATAGAAAAGGAAAAAATATGATTAAACTATTGACTACACTAGGATTGCTTGCAGTTATGGCGACACCAGCACTAGCCGCAGACACAACAATTGAAATGTTAAACAAACGTGACGACGGAGCTAAAATGGTTTACTCCGAAGACATTGCTCGTATCGATGTAGGCGATACAATTACTTGGGTACCAACTTCAAAAGGTCACAATGTAGAATTTATTGCAGGTCCAGATGGCTGGGATGCACCTAAGAAATCAAAGAATGGTAAAGAAGTTGCTATTACATTTGATGCTCCAGGCATTTACCTATACCAATGTACCCCACACAAATCAATGGGAATGATTGCAATGGTAGTCGTTGGTGACGATACATCTAATTTAGATGCAATCACTGATATGAAAATGCGTGGCAAGTCTAAAAAGAAAATGAAAGCATTACTGGCTGATCTATAGATGTTGCATAAAAACAACATAAATTTCAGATTATAACAAAATGTTGCACTCACAGCAACGCTTGTAATAAATAACACAGCGAAAGGGCAAGCGTCGAACTTGCCCTTTGCTTTATGAACACATAACAAAAAAGAAGGAAATTATTATGCGTAACGTATTTACCACAATAGCAGCAATGTTCGTCGCGGGAGCGGCATTTGCTGAAGCGCCAGCAGTAGTATCGGGACCGACACTATCAGGCGAAGTTGAGTTAACATTCTCAGAAAATGCAACCACAGACAAATGGGGTGGTGCAATGGCACTTGATTTAGATATCAATGCTAGTGGATTGGCAACTGTTGATCTAGATTTAAGTGCAGTAGACGGCGGTTCAATTACACTAGACAATTGGACAGTTGGTACAACTGTAAATAGTGTTGGAATTGCAATTGGCGACGACAACGGTGTAATGCCAGATGCAGAAGGCAATCACACATTGACAGCGCCAGTTATGACTGAATCTGTTAAAGTTACAGCAGGTGCAGCAAGTGTAGCACTTGGTTTTACTGATTGGACAACTGATGTAACAGATATCAGTAACGTGCAAGGTGCATACACTGTAGACGCAGGTATTGCAAGTGTTACAGGCGCATTAGATTATAACCTGGACAGTGAAAACACAGTAATCGGCGGCGGTGTAAGCGACTTTGCTTTTGGCGGAGCAGTATTAGGCGGCGCTATGTCATATGATATGGATGCGAGTAAATTTGCATACGAAGGTACAGCAGGACTTGGTGGTTTAACAGCATACACAAACGGTGATCAAGATGACGCACTACAAAATATCGGTGGTGAATATACTATGTTGCTAGGTGGCGCTGAGCTTGAAGGCGGAGTGAACTATAATATCGATAAAGAAGAATTAACTCCATCAGTATCAGTTGGATTTTCATTCTAAACTATAAAATAAACAAAAATTTAAAAGAGCCTCCGGGCTCTTTTTTTGTCTATA